ATCTTGTCCGCAACATGAAGAAGAACTTACAGTTCTTTGGTAATCCTACGTTGCTGTCGTCTAGACCTAAGACAGATCTAATGGAACCAGGTAATTCTGAGTCTGGTCCACAACGTCCTTCAATTGCATCAAACTCAGGTTTCACAGGTATGGCCCCAATGGGCCGATCTACTTTTAAACAAGATCCGATTACTCGTGGGCTAGATGGTCAGATGCGGGTTCCACGGGTTATTGCTAACCTTGAACCCAATGACCGTGTTGGTTACATTGTTCCAGATGCTATCTCTGGAGACCAGAATGCTTTTGTACGTCAGTTCAGAGAAGAGATCTTAACTTCTTTAGGTGGTGTGGATGAACTCTCGATATCCGCTGGTGTGACTGCAACTGAGTATAAATCACTATTCGGTCGTGTTGCAGCAACTAGCAAAAAGAAAGCTAATTCTATTTACACACACGGTATCTGTCGTTGTTTAGAACTTATTATTTATCAAGAAGAACAGTTATTTAAAGACACCTTAGCTGCAGCTGCAAAGTTTGAGAAACCTGTAGCTCCATCAGAGAATGCCGGGCCAGAAGAAGAGCAGCTGTACCAGCAAGCAATGCAGCAATATGAAGCAATGCTCAAGAAACTGTTGATGGCCTGCGTGGAAGCAAAGATGATTCCGCCTGGTGTCAAAGGATTAATTCCCGATGGTGATATTACAATGCAGTGGCGTTGGTTAGGCCCTGTATACGAAGAATCAACGCAAGATATTTTAAACAATTCAATTGTTGTACGTAACCTACAGGAGTTAGGTGTTGATAGCATTGAAGCACTGAAATATCTTTTCCCATCAAAAACAGATGAGGAAAGAGCGGAAATGCTTTCGGGCTTCCCGTTCAGGATGGTAAACGAACTACAAGGAGCTTATTCTCAGTTTTCTCGTTTGGTAGGGGGCATGATGCAGACCCCTCACCCCCAAGCCCCAGATTTGCCCATGGCGGCAGACCCAAGGTTAGACCTAACACCTTATCTGTATCGAACCCTAGAAGCGTTACAAAAGGAGATGAGTTATGCAGGACGCTACCGTCCAATCGATCCCACAGACGAGCCCTCAGTCAGTGGCACCAAGCAATTACGTGGCGGCAGCCCCGCAAGCTCCGGTGGCAACAGCGGCACCAGTGGCCCAGGCTCCAGTGGGGACATATTACCCCCAGGCGGTTCCCCAGGTAGCACCTCAGGGAACTACCAGTTACCAATCCGCCCCGTCTCAATCCGTCCCCCAATCCCAGGACTCGACGGCACCCCAGGGGAATCCATGGGAATCGGCGTTCAACAAGGTAGTGAACCTGTTGGGCAGTCCGGTGCAATCCCCGTTCCAGGGAGCACCATCGCAGGTCCAGGATCAGGCTCCGATTCAGTATACCCAGGCAAACTGGGGTACTCAGGCGAGTCAGGCCCAGGCTCCAACTTGGGGGCAATCGGCTCCGCAGACCTCGCAAACAAGCCAGACCTCATCCAACAACTCTTCCCCAACCTACTCAGTCAGCTCGTTGGCGGACGTAGCGGAAGTTCTGGATTGGAGTCCAGAGAGCCGGATGGTGGTGGAAAACTACGGGACCGAAGCACCAGCGATTCTAAACCAGTACGCTCTAAATCTCGAAAGCGTAGTAGATAGTTCTATTGCATGGGGCCAAGAAGCTCAACAGGCTTTTACTCGTGCATCTGATTTCATGATCACTGAGCATCAGGAGAATCTCGCTTATAACGAGATGCTTACTAATCCTGATATCTTGAGTGACTATACACTTAAGTTCTTTGGTCCTGAAGGTCCATACCCCGTGTATGAATCTGAAGCTGAGTTAGCTACACCTGGTTATCCAACTGCTGCTGTTCCTATGCAGCAAAATAATGTTGCTGGTCTACCTGCTCCCCCACAAGCAAGTGCACCACAAGCTCCCCAAGATTTCTGGGGCTCTTTCAAGCAACAGATGGATCAAGATCCTAGCCAAGCCTGGCGTGTCATCAATCAAGCCTCTCCTCAAGCGATTGCAAATAAGCTTTTCGTAATGGAGTGATCGAATGAGACAACTTGCAGGTCGTTTTTTAAACGGTATTACAAGTAGTCCTCTTCAGTCAGCAGCTGCCGGTGGTCTTGCTACCGCCGGTTTATCTGTTGGAGGAAACCTCGCTTCTGAAGAAGGACGAGAAAAAGGTGCTGCACGTATTGCGCTAGAAGCATTAGGTGCTGGTGCATTAGGAGCTGGTGTTGGCTCACAAATTCCTAAGCTAAAACAACAGTACTCATCTCAGGCTATTGGTGATAGAGCTGGCAAAGCTGTTGAAGACTTTTACAAAGCAGGTGGACAACCTACTGTAGAAGAACTACAACAGATTAAACAGGCAGTTAACTACGCACAAAAAGCTGGTCCTTATACCGCAGCTGGTACTGCCGGTCTTGGTTTATTAGCAGCCGGAGGATTAGGTGGACAGATTGGTGGTGGTGTAGCCAACCTTGGAAACATGGCTGGTCTCGCTATTGATCCTGAATCACCTGGTTCAAGCAACACACAGGGTTCGCGTATGAGTATGCAAACCCAGCAGTTACCTATGTATTAACCAGTACATGTATTACAGACTGCTAAAATTTAATGTAGATAGGACTTTTTGTCCGATCTTTCATCCGACAAAACTATTCCTGCGAACTGGAGGATAAAAGACAGTGTTCTTAGACAACGATTTTCCTAAGATTTTAGGTGCGGAACTATACCGCCCCCATCCCGCTTACATTTGCGAAATGGCCGTTGAGCCTGTGGTCGTACACGACTTCACCTCACAGCCTGGTCAAACTGTACAGTTGGATCGCTACAAGTTCTGGGGAACGCCTGGCACCAAAGATAGCCGCGAGCGTGTCTCAGATCAAACTATTGGTACTGCTAATAGCCGCAACATCACTAAAGAGAAAGTGCTTGTTGTGCTTAAAGAGTACACCGGCCCTGCGGACCCAAGTGATCCTACACAGCCTTCAACCTTTAAGATTGCTCGTGAAACTCTGATCACTGCTCAGCGTTTGCTGCTTGATACCGGCAACCTGAACATGTTCCACCAGTCCATCGGTAGCTTGACGCTGCTTGATGACTATCGCCGTTGGCGTGACCGCGTCTTCATTGACGAACTTGCCAAGGCAGAAGCACAAGGCCAATCCAATTCTACGCAAGGTGGTTACTACTTTGCTGGCGATAAAGCCAAAGATAGCCAAGGCCGTGTTTCATATACCGCTGCAGAATATACTGCACAAGTACAACAGTTCTCTGTTCGTACTGACCTTCTCGAAGTCGTAAAAGATCTTCGTAAGCGCAACGTACCTACCTTCGCTGATGGTTTGTATCGTTGTATTTGCGATCCCGTTTTCATGATGCATCTGCGTCGTGACGAAGACTTCCGTGAGATTGCTCGCTACGCAGGCAATCCTGGTCAAGGCATGTACATGGCTAACCCCATGATGCCTAACAACAGCAGCTTCTACATGGGACCACAAGCTGGCCAAGGTTATTTCCTTGCTGGTGAGCCCGTCATGCCTACTGGCGTTCAGTTCGAAGGTGTTAAGTTCTTCGAGTCAACCAACTTCCCCAACAAGAACGTACAAGCATCGTTTGATGATGGTGCTAACTATGCTGCTGAAGAAGTTGCACAGGGTTATTTCTTTGGTCCTCAGGCAGTTGGTGTTGGTATCGGCGGTCCTAACGCACAAGTGCTCATCAACAACAACGATGACTTCAGTCGCTTCATCATTCTGATCTGGCAACTGTATGCTGGTTTCGAGGTTCTGAATAAGGACTTCATCACCACTGCATTCAGCTTCCTCTCTGACGATGGTGTGGTCTAAGTTATATCTATAAACCTCTATTGAGAATGTAAATGGCATACTTATCTGCTAAGAAAATTTATCCAGCCGACATGTCTGAACCGCTTAACGGCTGGTATCAGAACATTGATACAAACGGTGGATCTACTTACAATGCTTCCGACGCTGGCCCTACTTCTGTATTGGCCAACCCTGGTTGGAGGTTCTTCCAGCTCCGTGGTTATGTCCCCGTAACCAACGCCACTGGCGAAGGCTATGTGACCACTGCAGAAGTCATCATCCCTTCTCCTTATAAGAATGATGAGACTCGCGTAAACATCACTGGTATGGTTGTCGGCGCTACTGCTGATCGTCCTGCTTATGTGTACCGTTCTTCTGTTTCAGTCGCCAGCGGCTGGGGCGATGGACGTGTCTCTCTTGATGGTATCACTACCTCCGGTGCTACTCAGGTAATCGGCTTCGGTCCTGGTAC